CTAACTAGCATTGACCCACTTTCCCTCCATCTGACGCTCGCACGTTGTGCAATATACGCCAAATCGAGGCGGATTATCACTTACACGGACATATTCTGGGTGATCGGGACACCACATATGGTATTCTATCGCGTATGTGTTGCGTGTATCTTGTTTTAGCAACTGTTCGCGTACAAACTTGCTAAAGTTCTTCATGTTACGTGCAATTTCATACGTCGTTGGACATAAATTAACCATTTTATGGCGTTTCATCAATAACACCACTCGCAATATATGTCTATTTCATCCATCACACACGTGCATTTAGCGCGCTGTTCTGCATGCCAACACTCTTCGCATTGGTATATTTGTTCTTCTCCATCGTATTCACACTCACATTCAGGTTCATCCATGTAACGCCCAAGTAGTTTTTGTATATATATACACCTACAAAAAATGCCAGTAGGACTATAACATAGGGCTAGTTAGCATGGGGTGGTTGGTTGGGGACGGGTGGTAGCCACCGATTAGAAGATTAAGTGATGTTTATAGTCTGGTGGCAGATAGACTGAGTTATGGCAAAGAGTGAGTCATTTTTTATTAGAGCAACAGTAACACCAGATGATAGTGCAACATTTGTGCAGACTAGCATAGATCTAAGCAGTTATGTTTCAGCACTAGGTAAGAGTATTTTGAAGATTAAGTCGATTGAGGGCGAGTTCTGTCAAGGACCGACAGGTGCAATACCAAACGGCGCCCCGTTCCTAGACGCTGGCACATCTGCTCAGGCTGTATGGCAACTAACAACACAAGATAACAGTGGATTGGTAAGTTTGGATGACCGCACAACAATAGCGAAAGGTATGATTTGGTGCCACAACCAAGATGGTGCATCTGCAGTCCCAAGTAACGTATACAATGACAGTCACCTACCACAACATTACAGCAACGGATTTTTGGTAGCAGTTGAAGAGATCTATCTAGGTGCATTTGGCGGTTCTAATTGGGCTGCAACGTCTAACCTGACCTTTAACATAGTCTTAGAATGCGAAGTAATGACATTAAGCCAGTCTGCAGCCATGGCACTTGCACTATCACAACAGTAAGGTGATAGGCTTGAACCAAGCACAACAAAGGCGACTTGCTAAATTTATTGCTGCAGGTATACCATTGCCAACAGCAATTATACTGGCAATGTCATCTGATGAGGAAATAATGCAAGAAGCACAGGCTGCCTTGGCTATGACAAATACTGCACTTGACAAAGGGCGTGACTTAATTGCTGACGTTGGCATGGATATTATCCAAGGTAAACCAAAAAAAGCAAAGAAAAGAGTCAAGTCTGCAGCACAACGCGCATACGCCAAAGCGTTCAAAAAAGTGCAAGGTAAATACAAACTAAAATCAGGCAAATGGAAAAAAGGTGGATTCAAACGTGCTGTCAAAGAAGCACATAAATTAGCAAAGAGGGCGAGAAAATGAAAAAGACTGGCAGAAGACTGTATTTATCTGGTGAAGCACGTGCAGATCAGGCAGAAAAGACCTTGGTAAATGGTGCTGGTGATGTAACACATTTTTTCAAGAATATTTTGGTTGATGAACGACGTGGATACGCGTACAAAGTTACGTTTGCATCAATCTATCCTAACGTTACAAATGAAGCGCGTATGTTAGGACAGGCATACGGATTGTATTCATTTAGTACCAGGGAGTTACGTCGCATGTCAGATGACGTTGCTAACGCAAACCTAGGTATTACCCGTTCGCTTGCCGCACTAAATCGAAACATTGGCATTGTTGGAATACCAATCACAGCAATCGACGAACCGTTACAAAACGCAGGTACTGTAAATTATCAGAATGGTTACGTTATCAAAGGCGATGCTATGGTTACACAGTCATTATCTATCGGTGCAACAACAGGTAACCGACAAACTGCAACAGTTGTGACGTATTACATAGAACTCGAAGAATACGACGTAAGTTCTGACGAAGAAATATTACTAATCCTAAGCGAACGATCGCAAGATGCTGAGGGTGTGCAATAATGTCTGCAGTAAATGTGCTTAAGGAGATTCTAAAGACGTTAAAACGGATTGAGAAACTATGCAAGGAGTCGCAGAAGCAATAGCACCAATAGATCAACAACAAAACGAGCGAATCGTTTGGTGTGAACGTCTACTTTATCTGGTAGTATTGTTACAATTTCCGCAACTAGCCACAATCGTAATGTAATTCTATTGCGCATATGTCGCATATCCATAAAATTGGATACCTAGAACCTTCTTTAGTCCATCTCTGATAGTCATATACGTGACCATCCCAGCCACAACAAGCACATCTAACTAGCATTGACCCACTTTCCCTCCATCTGACGCTCGCACGTTGTGCAATATACGCCAAATCGAGGCGGATTATCACTTACACGGACATATTCTGG